ACAAAAGATACATTTTCATGTTCTTCAACATTGGCGGTAGTTTCAGATGAAGTGTCTGCTACATCTGCGGATTGCACATACATGTTTGACAACATGAAATGCTTAAAGCAATTCTTATTACTCGGCGCACAGGCGATTGTCGACCTGTACGTCGGGATGGTATTTCTAGTAACCATCTCAACATTTTCTTTAAAAACATTATTACTTTGAAAAAACCAGGTTTAAGAGTATGCAGTCGGCTCAAACTTACATACAATTAACAACTACGCTCCTTATCTAGTTGTTCGGAAGCCCTTCGAAAACGTTCAACAAGTTGATCATAATCAGGAAAATGCGACTCCTGCACATAATGTTTATATGGTTCTTTTTCAACAAGAGATAAAAAATAATCTCGTTGTTTATTAAAAATATCCCTACCATAAAAGAAATATTCATTGTTTGCGCTACTAAGTACTGCTACCATTTGCGCATATTTATCGATGGTACCCGAAGGTACCCATGTAGTAAGAGACTTCATAATAGAGGCCTCTTCCAATGGTGCCATCCAATATCCAATCTCTTCGTCATAACGCCAAGTTCTCTTTAAAAAACTAACTTCTGAAAGATGGATATATGGAACAGATTCCGATTCTTTATCAGCCATAGTATATTCTACACCAATGGCCGCTAATTGAGACTGAATGGCTGTATGATTGAACCATGGTACATTACGATTAAAGCCCATGACGTTATCATCACCATACGTCATCAAATTCACATTCTCCTTAAAATCCGAACAATGATTTTGTGGATTCAATTTAACGTAACAATATCTCATATATAGAGCATTAACTAATGAATTAATAATAACCGTTAGTGGATGCCCTGATGGATTAGTTCCATAAAATTCAACTAAATCATTACTCAAATTGGAAAGTGGAAAAGATGTATCCTCAGCAATACCAGAGATGCATTTCAATTCTTCATCAGAATATCCTGCAGCTTGGTATATGTTAAGGATAACATCAAATGCTGCTAATATAAAATCAGCAATCATTCTCTTATCAAATTTACCATAATAACCGG